CCAAGATTGCTGGAAACTCGACCACTTCCCACTGATCAGCTTTAGCTTCTTTTTGATGGGCAAGTAATTTACCTGTTAAATCTTTTGTGCTCCATCTTGTCATTACACAAATAATTTTACCACCAGGTTGTAAACGCTGACGTGGACCAGATGTATACCACTCGTATGCATTCTCTAATGCAGATGCTGACATTGCATCTTGCTCCGAATGTGGATCGTCAATTATTAATAGGTCAGCACCCCGTCCGGTGATGGCACCGCCGACACCTGCTGCAAAATATTCGCCACCTTGTGCTGTTTCCCACCTACCAGCGGCTTGACTGTCTTCCCTTAAAGTTGTTTCAAAAATTTTTGCATACTCAGGACTATCAATTAATGTTTTAGCTTTACGACCAAAACGTATTGCAAGTTCTCCAGTGTGCGTTGCTTGAATTATTTTTAATTTTGGATTACGGCCCACCATCCACGCTGGTAACAAGAAAGATGCAAACTCAGACTTTGTATGTCTTGGTGGCATGTTAACAATTAATCTATTTATTTTTCCTGTAGCAAGGTCGTTAAATTTTTTTGCAATATGTCTATGGTGCGCGCCTTCAACAAACTCGGGCCAAACGCATTTAACAAAACTTAAAAAATCATTTTAAAATTTTTTTGCACCATCTTAGGTGTTCAAAACAAATTTACCACCATTAACTCTCTAAATCAAGCAATACAACCTAAAGTAGTGGGACCCCTTTTTATAAAAAGGGGGATAGGGGTTAGTGGTCTAATCTATATTGGAATTGGGTTTGGTACCTCTATTGATAGGGAGCCGTGGCCCGTTAGGGCCACGGCAATGGTGACTAGTCTAACAGAACCATATAAGCTTTTGCATTGTGTTTCATGAACCAATCAAGAAGATTTCTCATCTCTTGCCAGTGTTTACTGCCACCAGTTCCGAGTCTTTCATCTTCTTTAGTTGCCATAAATTCATGCATGAATATTGCATCGTGTTTCTCTGCTTCTTCTTTTGTTAGCATAACAGATTCACCATTGAATCTGTTTTTTCTTTCGTGTGTTCTCTCTAGTTTGCCCATGCTTCTACTCCTCCATTAGTTGCTTTGTTTAATGCTTCCAGATATTCTGCTTCAGTCATCTTAAGATAAGTTAAACAAAACTCATGTTTAATACTTTGAGTTTGTCCTGGTTTTCTTAAGTAATCAACTGCATGTTCTAAAAGTTCTTGTCTTTTAGAACCACCTGGAAGATATTCTGCTTTTAATGTTTTTCTTTTTTTCATGTTATACCTTTCTGTTAATAGGAGTATCCTATATTATTGACTATCATTGTCAACACCTATTTTTTGAATGTAATAATAACTGTTTTCTTTTACTTTCTCATATCCCTCGGTTATTCTTCTATGCCTAATAAATGGAACAGGAATATTTTGTCGAATATTATCCATATTAACATTCAGCCATTGCAGTTTGCATGTTTGACTACAGAAATATCTATCAGATTCAGAACCATAATAAGGACCATATCTGGATTTGCCGTCTATTTCTGCAAATGCATAGCGCCCACGAATTATGCCTTTAGATTTTAGAAATCTATCTGCCGTTGGGTTTGTATGGCAATCTGGACCTTGGCAAAAATGTTTATTCGGCATTAAAACCTCAATTTCCAAGATACTGACGCATTTCTAAAATTATTTGCGTCAACATCAAAATAAGTAAATATTGCTTTACCAGATTTATCTGTCCAAAATCTGCAACCATCAACCCATTTACCTAATCTCGTAATGTGTTTTTTATGTTTGTCTGCGTAGTATGTTATTGTAAATTGTTTGTTGTTTTCCATTTTATATCTTTCTGTTAATTAGGGTTATCCTATCATAAGTAGGATAACCCTGTCAATAGCTTAATTTAATTTATTTTGCTTTTCGTATTCCTTTCTGATTGCTATTTTTTGCTCTCTTGTCATGGTAGTATTTTTCATGCCTTTAATCATACTAGCCAAATTAACTGGATTGTAGATTGTTAAGCCTGTTGAATTACATCTTACAAGTTCAGCTTCATCAAGTTCAATGCCGAGTTCTTTCATCAACTCAACACCCTCACTTAAATATCTATAAGCTTTCAATCCTGTTTTCATAGCTTGTTTTTGTTTTTCAATACTATCAATCCATTTTTGATGACAAGTGATGACGTTTGCTTTTGCTTGTTTCAACATTTTAAAAACTATAAACTCGTCTTTAGTACAAGCAATAGTTCTTGAACGACAATGTGATGTTCCAATAATATCTAAATAATATTGACTATCAAACTCTCTAGTAGTTCCGACTGAATTATCATTGTCAGAATTATAATTAGAATAATGACTATACCCTAGTGCCTTGTCGTTTGCCTCAATGTGTTTAGTTTTATGTGGATTGTCATCTTTGCCATTTTGTTGTGCAAGTATATCTGGGTTGCAATCTTGCGCCTTTAATCCCTCACGACAATAAGCATAAGCAAAAGCTTTTCCTGTATCATTATGGTAAGAACTACTTTCACTAACATCACCAAATAAACCAAAATCAAAATGTTCAGAAACAGTATCGTTTGCCTCGTTCCTTTCTTCATCTTGGTCTATTTCATCTTGGTCCTTTGCATACGAAAAATAAAAGCATTTATCTTTTGCAACAACATCAAGAGGACTACCATATTTTTGTTTTAAACTTTTGCAAGTGTCAACATCTTCTTGTGGGTATGCTCTACCAACTACAAGTTTAGCAAGTTCAAAAGCTTTTGGATAAGCATAGTCAACATTTTCCCTTGCTTGAAGATATGCCTCTCGTTCTTGCGTGTTTTCTGTTTCTGCACTTTCAACATACCGATTTAAAATCTTATTTCTAAATTCAGTATTCATACGTATTTTACTCATTTGTTTCCTTTCTGTATTTTTATTTTGCATAAAGTTTAAATATCAGTTGACAATATTATTGTCAAGTATTATATAGGAGATATTCCCTTTTGCTATTTACGGAATTAAAAAACTCAAAATAGCTGGTCCATGCTATTAGTGGCGTAAGGCACATGCAACCGCGTTGTGAAGAGTATGGACCTAAGAACAGTTGTTGTAACTGCGGGATTTTAACCGCTATAGTATAGGTTGCAATGTACGTGCGACATGGCCACAAAGCTAGAATGAGTGTGCCCGCCTACACAGGACAACAACTGGTCAGTTTAGAATGATTCTAATTAACAAATGCAGTTTAGAATGATTCTAAACTACAAGCAGCAAGCTTCAAGCTTGACAGCAGCTGTAGGATATGATAGGATAAAAACAGAAAGGATAAATTATGACACAAGAACAAGTACTATTAAGAATAAGAACAGCGGTCAACATTGCAACGGGTGATGATGGCCACACTGGTGAAAAGGTATTAGATATCTTTGTTAGACTATGTGAGATGACAGAGAAAGAATATCAGAAAGAGGTAAAATACTATGGATAATAAAAAAGAAGATTACGGCTACAATACAGCGTATCATATGAGAAGAATAGCAGACGCCCTGGAAGAAGTTATTAGGCTGGTTAAGAAGGACCAAGAAGAATCTAAAAAGAGATGGCCATATCCGGAAAAAGAAAGTGAGTAGACAACCTGGGCTGCCTAGTATTAAAATACTAGTGCAGCACTGGCGCTGGCTCGAGGCCCAAGGCTCAAGCTACAAGCGGCAAGCCGCAAGCTGCAAGCAACAAGCCGCAAGCTTGACAAGACAACGGTACAATGTTATTATATCCTATAAATTAAAGGAGAAATTATGAAAACAAAAAACACAATTAAATTAATAAGCAGATACGAAGCAACACTAGTTGACGTTATAAGATGGCTAGATGAAAACAAACACAGCAACACTTACATACGAGACACAGTTGACAGGATGTTGAACCACGAAAAATATTTAAAAAAAGA